ATTGTTCGTCATATACAAGAAAGGAAAAGTTACCCGTTTATACGGCTAATCTTTTCAGCTCTGTATATTACACGATCTTTGAAGCTGGATTCAGAGATATCTTTAGATACCATACAGAAAGGGCCCAGTTATACTGGTAATCCCTCAAGTATGCATTCTGAGATAAAACTGTTTCTTAAGGATTTAGGTGTTAATCTTAACCACATAGGGAAGGTTCCTAAGAGCTTACGCTTTAAGGAATTCCATATGACATCCAAATCTGGACCCAATGGGCATGCCCTTTGGAGTTCATGTAAGGATATTCAAGCCCTAAGTTCTCAACAAAAGGAAGCCATTAAGGCCACTGGAGGAGAGAAACTTTATGACTTGATGGATAAGTTTTCCGGACTTTATAAAAGAATTCCACTATTTTTTGATTCTCGTATCCGCCGCAAGGTGGAGCCGATTACTCGAAAACTAGTGAAAATCCTAGATAAAGAAGGAAAAGTTAGAGAAGTAGCTATAGGAGATTATTATACTCAGGCAGCATTGCTACCTTTGCATAAGTTTCTCTTAAAATTACTTTCTAACATTAACCAAGACTGCACTTTAAACCAAACAAAATTATTTTATTCTATAGATAAATCTATTGGATCATCCTATCATAGTATAGACCTAACGGCCTTTACAGATAGGTTTCCAATAGACCTTATTTATGAAATAATACTAATCTGGTTTGGCGAAGTCTATGCTAAAAGTTGGAAGTTTCTCATGGTAGGAACACCTTTCCAGTATGGATCATACCCTGTATATTATAATACAGGGAATCCTATGGGATTGTATTCTTCCTGGGTAACTACCACTCTAGCACACCATTTCTTAGTTTGGTTAGCCTGTAAAAGGGTAAACCTAAACTGGAAAAGGAGTCGTTATATGCTTTTAGGCGATGATATCGTAATATGTAACGATAATCTCGCTAAAGCATATAAGGATATACTTCTTGAGTGGGGCATCGAGTTTAACTCGACTAAAACACATACTTCTCCTCATGGGTTCGAATTTGCGAAGCAAATCCGTCTCCATGGTGAGAACGTGTCGCCCTTCCCTTTATCTGCACTCTTTGAAAGACGTACCGAAACTATTACTAGTTTAGGTATCATCCTCTCAGAGATCCAGCAGAAAAAGTGGAACTTCGATTTAAAGTCAGCTGTAAAGAGTTACTATCTTAATGTGTTTC